AATGGAGTTGTATGAGTACTTGCATAAGAAACAAAATAAAAAGTTGTTCTATGATAACTCATACAATTTGATGTATTGTATGGCATTTTTAAGACACAGATGGATAAACAAAACAAAGAAACTCAATAGGATAAAATATCAGGAAGATATCTACCATGATGACCCTTTAGAAGAATATGATTTAGATAAAGATTTAGGAATCACTAAAGCATACAATGATGTGATGAGTGAAATAGAAAGATTAAAGAAAACAAAACACTTTGCACCTGCTATGATATATGAAATGTATTGGAACTCAGATGATACATTACAAGCAGTAGCAGATAAGATAGGGATATCAAAATCGACAACCTTTATAGCAATAAAGAAAATAAGAAAACACTTAAAATTAGTTATAGACAATCCATTCATCAATGAAACTAGATAGAACATGCTACAAATGTGGAACAGAGTTTGTATTAAAACCAACAGATAAAGCATCTAACGTATGTGGTAAATGTAAAACGGCATACCAAAGAGCATATGCAAGAAGAAAGGTAGCGGAAATACCTGAAGAAGAAAGGTATAAAGATTTGTATCCATATAGTGAAGGTATAAAGTTAAGAAGATTCACAGAACTCAGACAAAAATTAGATAAGATGTCTAACAGAGATGAATGGAAAACTTACTTTAAAGAAAGGTTAGAACATTTAGAAGAGAACGAAGCAGATTTATTAGTTTGGATATACGATAGAAGAGACCAGGAATCAAGAAAACAAATAGATAGAATACCACGAAAACAAAGTAGTTATGAAGATACAAGAAGTTCAAAAGAAAACGATAAGTCTTGGTTTGATTGAGCCGTTATCTATAATGTATTTTGACAAAAGTAATAATGAAAAATATTACTTTGATAAATCTGATTTAGATATAAAGCAATACAATGGTGGAATGAAACCTGATGAGTATGGTGGTATCATTCGTTTAAGTGAATTCAATGCTCAACTATGTGAATGGATTGTAGAGTATTGGAGTAAAGAAGGAGATACAATCGTAGACCCGTTTGCAGGTAGAGTAACAAGAGCAGCAGTAACTACTCATCTAAATAGAAACTATATAGGTTATGAAATATCTCCACAAACATACAATCGAAGCATAGAACATTATCAGAAGTATAACATACCTGCTACTCTTTATTTAGAAGATGGTAGAAAAATGGACAATACAAAAAAAGAAACTGCTGATTGTATTATTACTTGTCCTCCTTACTTTAACTTAGAAAGGTATGAGAGTGTAGAAGGACAGATAAGTGATAGGTTTAAGTATAGTGATTTCTTATACGATATAGATTTAACAATACGCAATTGTAAAAGAGTTTTAAAGCCAGGTGGATACGGATGTTGGGTTGTAGGAGATTTTAGAAACTTTCATAGATGGGGTGGGTTATTATCATTCCATAGTGATTTAATAAAGATAATTAAAGATAACGGATTACAACATTGGGATACAGTAATACTACCATCTAAACCATCACCTATAATGCATGCAGTATTAAAATCAGCAAAGAACAAACTATTTACTGCAAAGACACATGAATATCTAATAGTGTTTAAGAAAGATTAATGTTACCTACAATAGAAATAGAATGGGATGAGTTTACTTCATTCGATGAAATATATTTAGATGATTTAACTCCTTTCGGTATTTTAGTACTGACGATAGTTAAAGAAGATAATGTTCAGTTGATTGCCTATGATATAGATGAACAGAAGTGGGGTGTACTACAAAATTAAATGTAGATGTTAAAATAACATATGTAAACATTTAAATATGCCATTTTCAAAAGGAAACAAATTAGGAAAGGGAAGACCTGTAGGACAACTAAACAGGTCTACCGAACAAGCTAAGTTAGCAGTTGCTAGATTAGCTAATAGTGGATTAGATGCATTAAGAGAAGATTTGGAAAAGATTAGAAAGGAAGACCCTTTAGAAGCAGCAAAGATATATCTTAAACTATTAGAATACATCGTACCAAAGAAAGCATCAATCGAATTGAGTGGTGAGATAAATCAAAGAATACAACAAATATCCGTAAACATACAAGATGGAACTGCAAATAGACACATCAAAGACGTATAGAGATATTGATAGTAGTAGAAGAATTTGTGTACTGCAAGGTGGTACAAGAAGTGGAAAAAGTTATTCGGCACTACAATGGATATTAGTTAGAGCATTATCCGAACCAAATCAAGTTATATCAATCGTTAGAAAATCATTCCCATCAATGCGTATTAGTATTATGCGAGATTGGGTAGGTATACTAAAAGGATTAGGTATATGGGATGAGAATAGATGGAGTGCAACTGAACACATATATACATTTGATAATGGAAGTATGGTTGAGTTCATGTCTATTGATTCATCAGAGAAGAGAAAAGGAAGTGCAAGAGATTACTTATTCGTAGATGAAGCAAATGAGCTCTCAAGAGAAGATTGGTTTCAGTTATTCATTAGAACACGTAAGAAGAGTATCATAGCATACAACCCATCATTCGGTACTAACAACTATATCTTTACAGAGATACAAACACACCCTGAAGCTGATTTATATATCAGTACGTTTAGAGATAACCCTTATTTAGAAAAGCAGTTAGTAGAAGAGATTGAAAGATTAAAAGAAATCAATCCTGAATACTATAAGATATATGGTATGGGTATGCCAGGTAATAACGTAGGTACAATCTTTAGTATCAATTTAATAGATGAAGTGCCAGAGAATGCAGAGTTCGTAGCATTCGGACTAGATTATGGATTTACAGTAGACCCTACATCATTAGTAGCTATATGGAAGAGAGATAAAGACCTATACATAGAAGAACTAATATATGAGAAAGGAATGGTTACTTCAGATATAGCACAACGATTAAGAGATTTAGAAGTAGGTAGAGAAGAGATATGGGCAGATAGTGCAGAACCTAGACTAAACGAAGAGTTATATAGGTTAGGATTCAACGTTAAAGGGGTGCGTAAGGGAAAAGATTCGATTAAGTTAGGAATAGACCTTATGATGCAATATCGTTTAACAGTCACAAAGCAAAGTACCAACATCGTAAAGGAATTCGGTGAGTATGTATGGATGGTAGATAAGAATGGAAACTTTGAAAACAAACCTGTTGATTACTCAAACCACGCAATAGATGCTATACGTTATGTGTGTATGGAAAGATTAAATGCAAAGAAGATTAAAGCAGGTCAATATTCAATATCAATAAGATAATATGCAAAGTTGGACAGAAGATGAAATAAAAGAGTTAATTCTATTTGCTCAATCAATGAGGAAAGAGAATGAAGATTTAAAAGCTAAAGTAATTGCAATGGATGCAATGTTAAAAAACGAAATAGCTAAAACAAAACAATTAAAACAAGTATTAAATAAATACATCATATGAGAAAAACACTAACGTTAGAGATACCCACAAGTTGGAAAGATGTAACTCTTAAACAATACCTTGCATTGCAAGCAGATTTAGAATCATATAGAGATGATGAAGAAGCACAAACTGCTTTAACGTTATATCACCTATGTGGATTAGATGCAGAGTATCTAAAAAAGTTATCAGCTGAATCATACAATAAAGTAAGAAGTAAGTTAAGTGAATTTACATCACCTGAAAATATTGAACTACAACAGTTCGTAACAATAGGAGATACAGAATATGGATTCGAACCTAACTTATCTAAAATGAGTTATGGTGCTTATGCAGATATAACAAAGAATGATACTATAGCAATAGATAAGAATTGGGCAAAGGTAATGAGTATCTTATACAGACCTGTAACAAAGAAACAAAAAGAAAGATACGATATACAAACCTACGATGGTAACATAGATGAAACCAAATGGTTAGATGTAGATATGGAAGTTCATTGGGGAGCGCTGTTTTTTTTTGTTCGTTTGCAAATGGACTTGCTGAACGGTATCCTGAAGTCTTTGAAGGAGGAGGAAGTACCAGCCAGCATGAGGTCAATTTTAGCAAGAAGTGGAGAGCTTATGCAACAATCATTGAGTTGGCCGATGGCAAACTTAAAGAGATAGATGAGGTAGTAAAAGAACCCTTAGAAAAGTGTTTATTGTATTTAGCTTATAGGGCAGATAAGAATCAGTTAGAATCTATGATGCATAAGGAAGCAATGAAATCTATTAGTTAAGATAAATCATTCAACCATTTTTATGAATATCGTTGTTAAATCTATAAAGAATTTAGATTATGCCTTGGTCAAATAGTAGAAATGGAGCGTTAAGGTATTCGGTTAATAGAGAGAACAACTCTGGCTATTACATCGGACCTACACGCGGTTTATCTTCTCCTAAGAATAGTAGAAGAGCTTGTTTATGTTTACATTCTGACACTTACGATGTTAAGTGTTGTAATGGTGCTCTTATGGAGCAAGGTATTGGTGTAATTCAAGGTACAGGTATAACCGTTAGCGGAGGTGCATTTAGCGATGGATTCAACGAAGGTTTCAACATTGGTTCTCCTTTAAATTAAAATAGAATATGCCATTAAATAAACAACAATTAGAAGCAGTAAATCAGAATAACTTTCCTGATAATAATACGCAGTTAATCACTCCGGCATTGTTAAGGGAGTTTAATACTGATATAATAGATTCAATACAATTAACAGGCTCATATGCGACTACGGGTAGTAATACATTCGTAGGTAATCAAACGATAAACGGTGATGTAACTGTTACTGGTGTTATTTCAGCAAGTGTACTATATGTACAAACTGAAACTGCATCGGTAATATACTCATCAGGTAGTAATCAATTTGGTGATGAGTTAAGTGATATACAAACCCTAAGTGGTAGTGTAAAGATACAAGGTACATTATTAATTAATGGATTACCTATAGCAACAGGTAGTGTAACAATCAACACAGGTTCGTTTGTAACAACCTCTTCATTCAATGCCTATACATCATCTAACAATCAAAGAGTTAGTTCATTAGAAGCAAATAGTGCTAGTGTAAACATATCGATTACAAATGTAAACTCTGCAACTGCAAGTTTGTTTACATCTGTAAACTCTTTAAATCAATTCACTCAATCACAAAACGGATTAAACGGAACATTTGCAACAACAGGTAGTAATACGTTTACTGGCAATCAAATAATTGATAGAGCAAGTAAGTTATATACTAACGGAATATATTGGACTGATGTAACTGCAGGATTTAATAACTTAGAGATTATAAATCAAGGTGGAGGTAATTTAGATTTTGCTTCATTAAATGGTGGTAAAATTAGATTTGTTTCTTCATCGGTGAATTTCTTAAACTCACCAATAAGTTCATCAAATGATATTAGTACATCAGCAAACATATATGCAGCTAACTTAACTGGTAGTAGTATCAACACAGGTAGTTTTGTAAAATCTATTGCAGCATCAATAACACCTAATACATTTGAATACCAAACAGGTGATGGAACTACAACTCCTGTTACATTAACTATCTCTGCACCAGGAAGTGATTTAACTTCTCTAAATGCATTCACTGCATCACAAGAAACAAAGAATGCTACATTATCAAATGTAACATCATCTTTGAATAGTGCAACTGCATCTTTATTTACATCTGCAAGTTTAGCATTAACAACTGCATCATTTAGTGGAAATACTCTTACATTCAGAAAAGGAGATGGTACAACATTTGGTGTAGTAATACCTGATGTTAGTGGTAGTGGTGTACCAGCAGGAACTATATCAGGTAGTGCACAAATAACGGCATTAGGATTTGTTAGTTCATCTGTAACTGCATCTTCTATCGTAACTGCATCAGCAGCAGGAGCAAACATCACATTTACAAAAGGTGATTCAACACAGTTTACTGTAACAGTAGCAACTGGCTCATTTGTTAGTGCATCATATGCTGAAACTTCATCTCTTGCAACCAATGCATTAGATATTATAGTTAATGTAAAGAATACAACAGGTGCACAAATCAATAAAGGAACGGTTGTAAGAATTATAGGAGCAACAGGTGATAACCCATTGATTGGAACTGCAAGTTGGGATAATGATTCAGTATCATCAAACACATTAGGTTTTGTTGTAGCTAATATAGCAAATGATGGGTTTGGTAGAGTGATGACACAAGGAACTTTGTTATCAGTTAATACTGACCCTGCAAAAGGATATGCAGCAGGACAAATAGTTTACTTATCATCATCTGGTCAATTTACAAATGTTCAACCACCTGCACCATTCCACGAAGTAAGATTAGGACAGGTATTAAGAGCACAACAAAACAACGGTTCAATATATGTTTTAGTTCAAAACGGATATGAATTATCGGAACTACATGATGTGAATATAAACACAGGTAGTTTAGCAAATAATAATTTACTTGCATGGAATTCTACATCTCAACAATGGGAAAATAAAACTTTAACTGAAGTAGGTGCAACAACCACATCTTCATTTAATGCATATACATCATCTACAAATAGTAGATTAACAAACATAGAATCAACGACTGCAAGTCTTAATTCATCTATAACTCAGTTGAATGCATCATCTGCATCTCAACAGATTAGTATCAATAACTTAAATACTACAACTGCAAGTTTATTGATTGAGACTCAAAACTTAGAATTGTTTAGTGCATCTGCATTAATATCAATCTCTAATTTGAATGCATCATCTGCATCTCAACAAACACAGATAAACAGTTTAATTGCAGCTACATCATCGTATGCTACATCTGCTATTACTGCATCTTCATTAGTAACTGCATCGTTTAGTGGAAATACATTAACATTTACAAAAGGTGATAGTTCAACATTTGGTGTAGTAATACCAGATGTGAGTGGAAGTACAATTAATACAGGTAGTTTTGCAACAACAGGTAGTAATGCATTCTTTGGTACAAACTCATTTAGTGGAGCAGTATCATTTACAGGTAGTGCACCATCTATATTAAGTTCTTCATTTAGTGGTAGTTTAATTACTAACCTAACTGATGTATATACCGATGTAGCAGCAGTTGAACAAATCGTAACTTTAACTTCTGCATCTTATGCAGCATTAGCAAGTGGTAGTTTAACTAATCCAAATACATTATACATCGTATCTGGAAGTACATCGGGTGATGTAGTT